CCGGATTTCCTCGTGTGGCGCACCGTCGTGCCCACGCAGGAAATTTTCGACGCAGTCCTGTGGGACCGCTACACACCCACCGACGCGCCCGACGGCAGCGCGCTGTGGGGCAACCGGGCCACCGCCATTCGCATTAAACAGGAAAACCTGCAAACCTTCATGTTTCGCGAGTTCATCGACGCCAGCAAAGCCGGCATTCGCACCGGCCTGCGCGACGCCGTGATCGCGGTACCGTCGGGCGCTGCGGGCGTCAACACCTCGCCGGGTGGCGCCAGCGGCGCCACCGTGCTCGCGCGTTGCGTGCGCAAAGGCTCGCGCGTCGAAAAGCTGCTAACCACCGGCCCGCAGACGACCGGCACCACCGTGGCCGACGTCATGGGCTTTGAAGGTCCGCTCATCGTCGCCGATTTCGAGTTCGCGCAGCGATAAACCGCCATGGCCCTGCCCGATTTCCTTCGCGTCCAGTCCGGCACGAGCAAGACCTGGAAATCGTCCGGCGGCGACGCGCTGCTGACGATGACCAGCGTCGCGAATGCCGCGTCACGGCAGGGCGCGAAGCTCGACCTCGGCGCCACGCGCGCGGAGTATTACGACGTCTTTCTCGACATGGAGTTGGCCGCCACGCCCACCGCCGGCAACACCATTGACGTCTACTGGGCGCCATCCAGCAGCGCCACGGCGGGCACGGACAATCCCGCCAACGTCAGCGGCGCCGACGCTGCGTATACCGGCTACAGCGCCAACGCCGACGCCAGCCTGCCGCAGCTCCAGTACGTGGGCGCCATGGTGTGCACCGCGCAGGCCACCGCCACCGTGCAAAAGGCCTACGTCGGGCGCTTCTCGCCGGCGCAGCGCTACGGCTCACCCGTGCTGCGCAACGGCTCGGGCGCGGCGGTGCATTCGTCTGCAACGAATATCCAGTTGCGGTTCGTGCCGGTCGAAGGCGCGATCGAGGAAACCTGACCATGGCCATCAAAACCAGCGGCAGCGAATACCTCGCGCGCACCGCCAACCTGCCGCCGATCGCGTCGACGACGATCTGCGCCTGGTTCAAACACACCGCCGATCCCGTCAGCGGCACCTGGGAGGCCCTTTTTGGTATGGGCAATACCAGTGGCACGCCGAGAGCTATCATGGGGTATGTGGCCATCACCGGGGTCTATAACTGGGGTATATACAACGGCGGGGCCGTCGTCGGTGCGCACTTTGTAACGCAACCTAAGGGCGGCGAGTGGTGGTTCGCCGCTTTGACGAATGATGGCACAACGTTGCGTGGCTATGTACGAAAGGCCGTGGTGCCAGTGTTTGAGAATATTTTTACCACCGGCATCACTGGCACCGCTAATAGCATTCGCGCCGGGAACTCGGTGTTTGATGCCACCGACTTTTTCAAAGGCGCCATCGCGCACGTGCGCGCGTGGGGCCGCGCGCTCACCGCCAATGAACTGCTGGCGGAATCGTACAGCGACAAGCCGGTGTACTGGAACAAACTGAACTTTGCCTGGCCGCTACACAGCGTGCAGGACGTCAAGCGCGACCTCGGGCCGAACGTGAGGCCCGCCACCGTCACCGGCACGCTCGCCAACGACAAAACCCGGTCCGATGTCATTTACTGGAGAAACCGATCGCGCTTGACGCGGCGCTGGAACACCGCGCTCGCCGCTGGTGGTGCCGTGTTCCACGACGCGTGGGACGTGAAAACGCCGATTTACTTGTCCCTCCCTGGTGCCGTGGCCAGCGGACTGACCCCTAACGAACTGATCAACCCATAGGAGCGCACCATGTCCAGTTATTCTGCCGTTCACCGCACCCCTGCAGGCACCAACCTCACAATTTTGGCGCTGGAGTCAACCGCGACGATCGTCGGCAAGATTCACCAGATGATCATCGGATCGGATGCCACCCCGGCGGACATCGCAACCCGCTTCGATCTCGCACGCACCACGGCGGCGGGCGCGGCCGGCACCGCCGTGGTAGAGGAACCGACAGACCCGCAAAGTCCGGCCGCCAGCGTCAACGCTCGCGGGGGCACCATGACGGAACCCACCTATTCCGGGAGTTTTTTGCTGGAAATACCGCTGAACCAGCGTGCCACCTTCACGTGGATTGCCAACCCGGGGCGTGAATATCGCATGACGGCCGGCGCCGCCAACGGCATAGGGCTACGTTCCGTTTCCTCGGGCGGCACCCCCAATATCAACGCGACGATCGCCTGGGACGAATAACCGGTGTTGATTCACAAGGCCACGGCCCGCAAGCCGGCCGGGTACATCCGCATCGACGTGCCGGATGGCAAGCCCATCGAGCACGACACCCTGCAGTGCGTGCATTGTGAGGCGCATTGGGTGGTGCAGCCGGGCTCCGGGCGGCGTCGTGGCTGGTGCACCAAATGCAACGGGCCGGTGTGCGGGCAGCATAACTGCTGGTCGTGTCTGCCGGCGGACGTTCAGGTATACGGTGAGTGATTAGCGTGTGGCCGAGCGATCCCAATACCAGTACCAGCCCGTCACTGGTCCTGTCTGGCGTGAGCCGGTTGCCGGGCGCCTGGCGTGGCTGCCGGAAGGCCAGCAGCCCGCGCGCGCGCTACAACCCAACCGCCTTGGCGACTATGCCCAGCCCGCGTTTGATGCCCTCTATCGCCCCGCCGGCCTGCAGTGGCAAAGCGTTGACGACTACACTGGCAGGCCCCTGCCGCGCGCCCGGCTCGACGGGTCCATCTATCCCCTGCAACCGCCGGCCGTCGCTGCCTATGACCCCAGCCGTCTCGAATGGATGGCCGCGGGCCGCCAGCCGTGGCGTGCCCTGCCGTATGCCCTGCGCGGATCGTATGTCATCGATCCCGTCCCGCCGGTCAACCCTGCGCATCTGTCGTGGTCGCCCTATGCCACTTACACCGGCAAAACCCTGCCCCGCGTCCGGCTTGATTGGTCAATTTACCCGCTACAGCCGCCCGCCCTCGTCCCGTATGACCCGCGCGGTCTGCAATGGATGGCGCTTGGGCGTCAGCCCTGGCGCGGGAGGCCCATTGCGCAGCGCGTGCACTTCGCGTTCGTCGATGGCTTCACAGTCGTCGCCAATGTTTACTCGGGCGGTAATGCCCGCGTCGGCGCGGACGCACTCGACGCCAGCCAGCGCATCGGCTTCACCGCGCTGGGTGACATCACCCGCATCGGCAACGCCGCTCTGGGTGCAGATCAGCGTATCGGCAACGACGCACTCGCGGGTGGCGCCCGCATTGGCAATGCCGGCGTCGCTGGTCAGAAAGGCAGGATAGGCACGTGACAACATTCATTAACCTGCTGACCGCCGGCGATACCCTCGACTTCGGCACCGTCGTCGACACCTACAAAGCCAGCGCCGGCTGGACGCTGAAGTATCGCCTTGCGCCGCGCGTATCCGGCGCGGTTATCGACATCACCGCCATCGCCGACGGCGACGACTACCGCGTGCAGGCCACAGCCGCCACCACCGCGGCCTGGGCCGCAGGGTTCTACAGTTGGGCCGCGTTCGTCGAAAAAGCCGCCGAGCGCTACACCGTAGGCCGCGGCTCGCTCGAAATCCGCGTTTCATCCGTTGCTATGCCGGCCGGATTCGACGATCGCGGCCACGCGCAGAAGGTGCTCGACGCCATCGAGGCCGTGATTGCCAACCGCGCCACCAAGGACCAGGAAGAATACAGCATCGAAGGCCGCAGCCTGAAGCGCACCCCGATCCCCGATCTGCTGGTGATGCGCGACAAATACAAGGGCGAAGTCATGCGCCTGCAGGCCGGTGAGCGCGTCGGCGCAGGCCTGCCCAACCCCAACCGCGTCGGCGTGCGGTTTTCGAGGATATAAACATGATAGCAAAAAATGTTTGAACGCCAACGCGACTCCCTGGCCCGCCTGATCGCCCCGCGGCGGCCAGGCGCGCGCGCCACGCGCCAGTACCACAGCGCCAAAGCCTCGCGCCTCACCTCGGGCTGGAATCCCGCCAACAGCAGCGCGGACAAGGAACTGGAGTCGAGCCTCACCGTACTGCGCAATCGCTCGCGTTCCCTGGTGCGCGATGCCCCGTATGCCAAGCGTACCAAGGTGGTGATCGTCAACAACGTCATCGGCAACGGCATCCCGTTCCAGGCGCAAGTGCGCACCAACGACGGCAAACTCACCAAGCGCGTCAACGACGGCATCGAGCGCGCCTGGTGCGAGTGGACCGAGGCGCCCAACTGCCACACCGGCGGCGCGCTGCACTTTCACGACTTAGAGCGCGCCGCGTTCGGCCAGATATTCGAAGCCGGCGAAGTCTTCCATCGCATGCACATGCGCGCGTTCGGCGAAAGCCCGATCCGCATCGCGCTCGAAATGGTCGAGGCCGAGCGGCTGGCCGATCAGTTCGCCTTCCCCGGCACCGTCAACCCCAACCATGTCGTGCGCATGGGTGTCGAGGTAGACCGCTTCCACCGCGCTCAGGCCTACTGGCTGCGGCAGAATCACCCCAACACCTTCGAAACCGGCCACTACGGCCTCGCCGAGCAGATCGAGCGCGTCACCGCCGACCAGATCATGCACCTGCGCGTGATCGATCGCTGGCCGCAGACCCGCGGCGAACCGTGGATGCACGCCGTGATCCGCAAGCTCAACGACATGGACGGCTACAGCGAGGCCGAAATCGTCGCCGCCCGCGCCGCCGCCAATTATCTGGCGAGCATCGAAACCCCGGACGGCCAGACCACCCTGCTCGATGAGCAGGCCGCCGACGGCTCAAGCGAACTGCCGCTTGAGCCCGGCGAAGTGCGCCGTATGGGCCCGGGCGAAAAACTCAACTTCCACGCGCCCAACCGCCCCAACGCGGCGATGGACCCCTTCATGCGCATGATGTTGCGCGAAGTCGCCGCCGGCGCCGGCGTGAGTTACGAGAGCGTCAGCCGCGACTACAGTCAAAGCAACTACAGCAGCAGCCGCCTGGCGCTGCTCGAAGACCGCGATCTGTGGCGCGTGCACCAGGGCCTGTGGCTGCGCAGCTTTCGTGTGCCGTTCCACCGCATCTGGCTGCGGCAGGCGGTGCTGGCGCGCGCGATCCCCGAAATCAGCATCGAAGCCTACGCACTCGACCCCAAAAAATTCGAAGCCGCCATGTTCAAGCCCCGCGGCTGGAGCTGGGTCGACCCGACCAAGGAAGTCGCCGCCTACAAATCCGCCGTGCGCGCCGGCTTCATGACCGTGGCCGACGTCATCGCCCTGACCGGCGGCGGGCAGGATCTGGAGCAAGTGCTCGACGGCCGCGAGCAGGAACTTGAAATGATGCATGACAAGGGGCTGGTGTTCGACACCGACCCCGAGCGCGACGCCAAGGGTGCCGAGGTGGCGCAGGAAACGGCGCCGGCGGATAACCCGCCAGCGTCGCCCGACGATCAAACCGAGCAAGACCCGCCTGCGCGGGTCTTTTCGATTCAGCGCTAGAAATCAACGCTTAAACACAAACCCGCTTCGGCGGGTTTTTTTATGGGAGTCCCCATGGACCAACCGCAACGCATCACCGTCGAAGACATCCTCAAAAAGCCCGACGTGCGCGAGGGCCGCTTCGACCGCGCCAGCGCCAACAAAGACAAGCGCACGGTTGAGCTGTCATTCAGCAGCGAAACCCCGATCGAGCGATGGTACGGCATGGAAATCCTATCCCACGAACGCGGCGCTGTCGATCTCACGGGGATGAATTCCGGCAGAGGCAACTTGCTGGTGAACCACGACCCGGGCGACTGGGTGGGCGTGATCGAAAGCGCCCGCGTCGATGCCGATCGCATGGCGCGAGCGGTCGTGCGCTTTGGCAACAGCCAGCGCGCGCAGGAAGTTTTTCAGGATGTGCGGGACGGCATCCTGCAATCGGTGAGTGTGGGTTACACCCGCGACGAAATGAAACTCACCCGCCAGGGCAAAGACAGCCCGGACGAATACACCGTCACCCGCTGGACGCCGTTCGAGGTGTCGTTGGTGACCGTGCCCGCGGATGCGCACGTCGGCGTCGGGCGCGCACGTGAACCGAGCAGTGAATTGAATCAACCACCGGCGGCAGCCGTTCAACCCTCAAAAGGAGGTCATATGCAAAATGATATTACGGCGACCAACACCGCCGCCCCTGTTGCAACGCGCAACGTGCAGGTGATCGACAACGCAGAGGGGGGCCCCGCCGTCACGTCTGTCGTAGATCTGGAAAAAAACCGCCGGCGCGCAATCGAAAACCTGTGCAAAGCCAACAAGCTGGACGACCGCTACCGCGACATGTGGATCGGCCAGGGCATCGCGCTGGACGAAGTGTCGGAAGACATCCTGCGCATCCTCGAAGAACGCGGCCGCACCAACCCGCAGTCGCTGGCAAAAATCGGCCTTACGCCGACCGAGGCGCAATCGTTCAGCCTGCGCCGTGCCGTGCTGGCTGCGGTCGACAACGACTGGACCAAAGCAGGATTCGAGTTGGAATGTTCGCGCGCAGTGGCCAAACGCCTGAACAAGGCGGCAGACCCGAAAACGTTTTTTGTGCCGTTCGAGGTTATGCAAGACCCGCGCGTCAACACCGGCCGCCGCGACCTGACCGTCGCCACGGCCGGTGCCGGCGGATTCCTGGTCGAAACGCAAAACGCAGGATTTATCGAAGTGCTGCGCAACCGTAGCGTGGCCATGCGTATGGGCGCGCGTCGCCTGAGTGGTCTGCAAGGTAGCGTCACCATCCCGCGGCAATCCGCCGGTGCCACGGCGGTGTGGCTGGCCAACGAGGCCAGTACCATCACCGAAAGCCAGCAGACCTTCGTGCAGCTCGCGCTGACGCCCAAAAACGTCGGCGCCTACACCGAGATCAGTCGCCAGTTGCTGCTGCAATCCTCGCCCGGCGCCGAAGGCATCGTTACCGATGACCTCGCGCAGGTGGTCGCGGTCGCTGCCGATCTGGCGGCGCTGAATGGTTCCGGCGCGGCGGGTCAGCCCACCGGCCTGATCAACACCGCCGGCATCGGTTCGGTAACAGGGACGTCGCTTGCGGCTGCCGGCGTAATCGAATTCCAGACCGACGTTGCATCGGCGAACGTGATGCCGGTGCGCCCTGGCTACGTCACCACGCCGGGCGTCGCCGGCCTGCTGATGGTGCGGCCGGAACTGCCGTCGACGGGCACCACCCGCCTGTGGCAGGGCAACGTGTGGGACGGCAGCATGTTCGGCATGGCGGCAATGTCGTCCAACCAAATGCCGGCCGCCAACATGCTGTTCGGCGACTGGCAGGAACTGGTGATCGCGGAATGGGGTGTGCTGGAAGTTGAGGTGAACCCGTACGCCAACTTCCAGGCCGGCGTCATCGGCGTGCGCGCGATCTACTCGCTCGACATCGGCGTGCGTCGTCCGTTTGCCTTCTCCCTCGCCGGCACCATCACCTAAGCGATTGCAACCGTGCCCATGCTGGCGTCGGGCTCTGTGCTCGTCGCCGGCGCACAACAGGAGAATCCCATGGCTTTACAAGTGCAAAAAGTGCGCGTGCTGCGCGCATTTTTCTATCAAGGCAAGACGCAGGCGGTCGGCGATACACCAATGCTGCCCAAGGTGTTTGCGCTGGAAATGAAATCGGCGAACAAATGCGTCCTGCTGGAGGACAAACCGTTGGCCGCAGTGCCGGCGGCCAGTCCCGCGCCGGCAGCAGACAAACCGCATCAACCGGAAAGCAAAGGAAGCAGCGATGCTAAATAACCAAGGCCAGGCGGCGAGCATCACCAAGGCGCTCGACCCCGTATCCGCAGGCAACACCGCGGCCGCCACCAGCGGCTGGATCGACGTTCGCGCCGCAGAGGGCGACATCGTCGTCAACAACCAGATCGGCGCCCTGACCGGTTCGATCACGTGGACGATTGAAGACGCCACCGACGGCACCGGCACTGGTGGCGCTGGCATCACGCCCAACGAAGGCGCGTATGCGGCCGGGGCGGCGAACCAGGTGCAAAAGCGCACCCTGAACGGCAGCGCCGTGCGAGGCTGGATTCGGGTGGTGGGCACGATCGTCACCGGCCCAGCGCTGGTGGCGGCCAACGTGATGTTCACCGGGAAGCAAACCTAAGCGTGTTTACCGAGACACTCTCCGAATTCTTTGATGAAAATGAATTCGCCGAAGTGGCCACCTATGACGGCGCCACCCAGAAGCGGGTTATTTTCGACCGCGAGTATCTGGAGCAATTCGGCGTCGTCGCTGGTGCGCAGCCGGTGGCGCTTGCGCCGGCAACCGAATTTACCACTGCGGCTATTGGCAAGACGCTGGTGGTGCAAGGCACCACCTACACCATACGCACGCGCGAGCCGGTCGGCGACGGCGCGCTGGTGCGCATGAAACTGGAAACGCCGTAATGGCAGACCACGTCAAAAAGCAACTGCGCGACGCCCTGGTGACGCGGCTTACCGGCCTCGCCACCACCGGCGCTCGGGTGCATCGCTACCGCGCCAACCCCTTGCAGTCGATCAGCGAACTGCCGGCGCTGGTGGTGCAAACGCCATCGGACAGCGCGGTGCTCGACACCATCCACACAGCGCCGCTGTATGAGCGCCGCGTCGAAGTCACCGTGCTGGCATACGCCTCGGCAAATGCCACGCTGGATGACACGCTCGACCTGATCAGCAAGGACGTCGAGGTCGCGCTGGGCAGCGTGCTCACCTTCGGCAGCATCGGCCTGCAGGTGTTTTACGACGGCAGCGAGACCGACATCATCGAGGGCGAGCGCAACGTTGGCGAACTCTCGATGCGCTTTCACGCCACGATGTTTCACGAGGCGGCCGCGCCGGATGTCCTGCGTGGCTGACCCTCACCGATCAACGATTTAACAACCCACCCGCTTTGGCGGATTTTTTTTGCCTTTAACAGGAGCGCGAAATGGCGAACGTACAAAAATGGTCCAGTGTAGCAGTGGCGATGCAATCCGCCCTGGCTGCAGCAATCACGATTACGGCAATCACCAAAGCCAACCCGGCGGTGGTCAGTTGGTCTGCGGGCACCGACCCGGTGAACGGCGATTTCGTGGTGCTGGCCGTGCAGGGGATGAACCAGTTGAATGGCCGCGTGATTCGCGCGGCCAATGTCAACGGCGCCGGCAACACGATGGAACTGGAAGGCGTTGACTCCACCCTGTTCAACACGTTTACCTCGGGCACGTTCCAGGTGATCACCTTCGGTGCCACCTTCAACGTGTTCACCGATGTCAATGTTTCGGGCGGCGATTTCGATTTTATCGACACCACCACCATCCACGACAACGCCAAAAGCCAGATCCCGAATCTGCCCAACCCGTCCACCTTCAGCTTCACGGCCTTGTGGGACCCGGCCGATACGGGCCTGGTGGCCGCCAAGGCCGTGTCGGATAACCAAAGCCAGCGGGCGTTCCGTCTGACCTGGTCGAGCGGTTACAAGTATCTGTTTTCGGGCTACCTCGGCGCGGGCCTGGCGCCGACCGGCGGCGCAGGCGACAAGGTGACCACGCCGGTGGTCATCACCGCCTTCGGTGTCGGCACCGCCTACAGCACCTGATCGTGGCGGACCTCACCACACTCGCCGCCCAGATCGAGGCGTCGCGGCGTTTCACCCACAGCGTCGGCGCGCGCACGTTCGCATTGCTGCAGCCGACCGAGCATGCCATACGCACCGCTCAGGAAGACACCGTGGGCGCTCAGGGCGTCATCCATCACACCCGCTCCGCGCGTGCGCTGCTGAACGCAGCGCTGGTGGGCTGGGAGGGCGTGACCCTGGCAGACATCGACCCGTCACTGGGCGCCGATGCGCTGCCGTTCAGCACCGCGGCGGTGCCGCTGCTGCTGGACAACAACCAGGACATTGCCGACGAGCTGGGGGTGGCCATCCTGCGCCGTAATCGCGAACGCGCCCTGGCGCGGGACAACGCCGCAAAAAACTGACCGCGCGCGTCGAGTGGGACCAAAACGGTCCGCTGCCGGGCATGAGTAGCCTGCAGTGGGAAGCCACAAGGCCCCGCCTGACGCGCGACAACGAAGGAGTAATACGCGTGTGGAACTTTTGCGGCAACGCCTTCGCGCCGGACATGCTGCCCCTGGCGGCGGCGTATCTGGGCGTCACCGTATCCGACGCGCTGATCGATGGCCTTCTCACCCTGCGCGCGTTCATGGCCAGCCGCGCCGCGGCGGCGGATGAGAGGCTGATGTAATGGCGCTGGGCATCAACGTCAAATCCAACGCCGCCGAGCTGGCGAGGGAAATCGACAATTTTCAGGCCGGCATCGAGCGCAAGGCACTGGTGTCGGCGTTGAACCGCACCGCCACCACCGTGCGCGCGGCTGCGGTGAAGGAAATCCGCGCCGACTATCCCGGCTTCAAGGCCCGCACCATCCGCGACGCGCTGGCGATCGAGCGTGCCGGCGCGCGCGTGCGGGTGGCGGTGGTGGCCTCGGGCAAGCGCATCCCGCTGATCGATCTGGTCACCAGCAGCGGCA